CGGTAAAAAGTATATGTGTTTTTGGGACACAGTATTAGAAAGATACACAACTTGTATTAATCCAATGATAACATATAAACGAAAGGTTAATTAATGATTGAAATTACTTTTATGATAACAATAATTGGACTTGTTTTAATAAGCTGGAGAACATTATGATTGAATTACTTAGTATAATATTTGTAGAAAGCCCTATCGGGCTTTCTGTTATTCTATTGGCAGGTATCCTGGCTCTAGGGTACATGGGCTATAAATCTTCTTGACAGATTATTTATAGTAGGATAGTATAGGACTATGGAAACAAAAACAAATTACGACTACACAAGACGTAATAGATTCTCAGGTGAATCTATTGAACTAACAAAAGAGGAAGCGGAGAAACACGATAAGATATTTTATCACGAAGCTCTAGCTACTCTTGAAGATAAAGAACTAGGTGAAGGTGCAAGCAAGCACTGGCAAGAAATGAGAAACTTATTAGATTGGTTTATTAAGAATAATGCTAAAGCATATATGGTTTTACTAGACTAAACCACAGGTTGTGGCGCCCCTGCGGGGCGTCGCTCACCTCGGCCCTTCGGGCCTCGAGGGGTCCCAAAACATTTCTAAAATACAAATTTATTTATATAGTTAATTTACATGTATACAAAAGGGGTCCCAAGACTGCCTATATATTGCTTGATTTGAACATACATAGCCTATAAATTGTTTATGGGTTCCAAAATCAACCTCAAAAAATTTTGCAAAAAAATATATGGAAATAGACTTAGAAAAGATAAAGAAACTCCCAGCTGATGTACGTAAGGACTTCATGAAGATGTTCTTGCAGCTACAAGAAAAAAAGAAGATAAACAAAGTGAAATCAGATTTCCTTTCTTTTGTAAAACACATTTGGCCAGAATTCATTGAAGGTTATCATCACAAAATTATTGCAAAAAAATTTAACGAAATGGCAAATGGCAAAATTAAAAGATTAATTGTAAATATGCCACCGAGACATACAAAGTCCGAGTTCGCCAGTTCCCTGTTGCCTGCTTGGATGATCGGGAATAATCCAAAACTAAAAATTATACAAACCACCCACACCGGAGAACTAGCTATTAGATTCGGGCGTAAAGCAAAGACGCTTATGGATTCAGATGAATACAAAGAAGTTTTTCCAACACGTCTTAGAGAAGATTCGCAAGCCGCGGGTAAATGGGAGACAGCACAAGGCGGCGAGTATTTCGCATCAGGCGTCGGGGGTGCTATTACAGGTCGAGGTGCAGATCTATTAATCATTGACGATCCACACTCAGAGCAAGATGCTTTGAACGCAGTTGCCTTAGAGCGAGCATACGAGTGGTATACATCAGGACCAAGGCAACGTTTACAACCTGGTGGTAAAATTGTTTGTGTTATGACTAGATGGAATACCAAAGATCTAACAGGTAAATTAATACAATCTCAAAAAGCAGCTAAGGCAGATAAATGGGAAGTCGTAGAGTTTCCAGCAATCATGCCATCAGGTAAACCTGTTTGGCCAGAGTATTGGAAGTTGGAAGAGTTAGAAGGTGTTAAGGCATCACTATCTCTTGCTAAATGGAACGCACAGTGGATGCAAAACCCAACATCAGAAGAAGGTGCTATTATCAAACGTGAGTGGTGGAAGCCTTGGGAGAAAAAAAGCTTACCTGCTCTAAAGCATGTCATACAATCTTATGATACAGCGTTTATGAAAAAACAAACGGCAGATTATTCTGCAATCACTACGTGGGGTGTGTTTCAAGAGAATGAGGATATGCCACACAATTTAATATTATTAGATGCTGTAAAAGATAGATTAGAGTTTCCAGAGTTAAGACGACTTGCTAAAGAACAGTACGATTACTGGCAACCAGAGACTGTCTTAGTTGAGGCCAAAGCTTCTGGATTACCACTAACTTATGAACTTAGAGCTATGGGTATACCGGTAGTTAACTTCACACCATCAAAAGGAAATGATAAGCATACCCGTGTAAATTCTATTGCACCTTTATTTGAAAGTGGTATGATATGGGCTCCTACAGATGAAAAGTTTGCACAGGAAGTAATTGAGGAATGTGCAGCGTTTCCGTATGGAGATCATGATGACTTGGTCGATTCTATGACCCAAGCAGTCATGCGCTTTAGACAGGGAGGTCTAGTGACTCACCCTGAAGATTACGAGGAAGAAAAGCTCCCTCCAAAAAAATACAGTTACTATTGGTAAACTATGAATTTAATTACACTTATAAGATTATTTATAAAAGCAAACGGTAGAAGACCTAGCCCAAATGAATTATCTGAATTACAAAAAAAAGCGATGGCACCAAAGTCAGCGGATGTTATTCAGTTTCCTTCAGGTGGTAAAGACAGAGTTCCAGTTAACGAACAATTTGGTGGTATCGGATCGTTAGATGAGTTTAAAAAAGCAGAAGATGCTTATGAAGAAACTTTAAAGGGTACGGCTGATAGTATAACTAAAAGAATGGAGAAGATTAAAGAAATGGTTGATGAATTAACAGAAATGGATATTAAAAGAAAAAATATTTTTAGACCTAAAGATGATCAATTACCACTAAAAGGTCAAGAAAATATTTTTAGAATTAAAAAAGGACTCTCAACAAAAATAAAATTAAATAACATAGAAGAAAATAGACAGTTTGCTAAAGACTTAATTGGTGGAAAGAGCGATGAGTTTAATAGTTTAAAAGCAGAAGACAGGAAAGAAATTTTAGATCGATTAGAAGATCAAATTACAATGGATGACACAGAAATACCTTTTGCAAAAGGTGGCCTAGCAAACATGCTGAGGTTGTAATGAAGATTCACGAATACAATGAGATGATGTCCTATCTGACTAGACGTCCGATGTCTATGGGTGGTAGAGTTAATTTAAAATCTGGGACACCGTTTCAAATTACAAACGAAGTTTTAAAAAAAATAGATGATTTAATTAAAAAAACTAATTTAGATTTAAAAACTATTGGAAAGCAAATTGGTTTTGGCACAGATAAAACTCAATTAAAAATTGATGCACCTGTAATGAAAGCTTACATAGAAAAATACGGTAAGCCTAAACCGGGAAGATTGAAGCCTGCTAATCTTGCAAAAGATCCAGAGTATGTGCAGTTTGTAATAGACAAAGTAAAAGAACTAGGAAGCAAAAAAGCTGCAGCAAAAGAATTAGGTATTACAAGAAAAACGATAAATAATATTTTAAAACAAAAAGCTCCAGAGTTAATGAAACCTGCAAACATACCTGGCCCTGAAACCGGAGCAAAAGCCGTTAAGAAAAGAGCAGAAGAAGCCGTTAAAGAAGCTAAGAAAAAAGCTGGTATTAAAACTACAAAACAAGCAGATCTCATTGTTAATAAAATTTTAGACAAGAACAAAGAATACGCAGCTATGAGTGCTGATGATTTAGCACAAGATAAAAATTTTTTGAATAGATTAAGACTTAGAATAAATACTAAAACAGGAGATGTAGATTTTACTGGATATACAGAAGCAAATCCTGTTAGAGGAAAAGTATTTAACGATGTTGAATTAGCACAACATGCAATAGATAAAGCGAAGAAAGGTGAATTAATTACACCTGATCACATTACACCAAAAGCAAAAAGAAAACAAAATGTTGGTTATCCAATTAATTTTCAACCAGCAACATATATGGAAAACTCACAGTTTGAAAATGCAAGAAAGTTTTTAATAGATAATCCTGATGTTGATGCAGGACCTATTGATAATTATTTAAAATTAAATGTACAAACAATTAGGTTTGATAATAAAAAATTTGGATATGATGGAAACATTGTATTTGACTCTGAAAAAGGAACACAAACTTTAGTTGACAAACCAGGTTTAGAGGCAGGCAGATTAAAAGATCCTATGGCAGGAACAAAAGGTTTTCTTGGTGGACCAGAAATGGCAAAAGCCACTGGTCGATCTCTCTTGACTGCATTAAAAGTTTTAGGACAACCAAGTATAGCTGCAGGTTTTGCAATTGATGAAGCAAGAAAAGGTAATATTAAAACAGCCGGCGCAAGTTTATTAGCACCAGAACTTGTAGGATCAGCTGCACCTAAAGGAACAAGTCTTTTATCTAAAGCAGGAAGACTTGCTATGAATCCTTTTGGAAGAGCTGCAAGAGCTTTTACACCTGTTGGATTAGCAACCATCGGAGCCGGTGCAGCCTATGATTTATACAAAGAGTTTGAAAGAAGACAAGCATTAACAGATGAAGAGAGACTAGATGAAGACCTAGAGGCTCAAGAAAAATATGATGAAATGATGGTTGGTGCAGCGGACGGTGGTTTAATTACTGGACGTATGGGTTTTGCAGAAGGACCAAAAGATCCAAGTAGAAGAAAATTTATAAAAATTATGGGTGGTCTTGCATCATTACCTATTGTTGGAAAGTATTTTAAATTTGCAGAAAAAGCAGCACCGGTTGTACAACAATTAAAAAACACAACAACAACCATGCCTGAATGGTTTCCAAGCTTTATAGATAAAGTTATAAATAGAGGCGTTGGTAAAAAAATAGATGCAGATTTAATGGAATACGAAGTTAAAGAATTACCAGGAATTAAAGTAACAAAATCAGATGATGGTCGAGTGTTTGTTGAAGGAAAAAATGATTATTATAAATCTTATGAGATAGATTACACACCACCAGGTTATGAAGTTATAGACGAGAAAACAGGTAAAGCTGTTAAGAGACCAGGAGACTTCATGGCACAAGAAGAAGTTCCTGTAAATGTAGATCCAGATGGTAATGCAGATTTTGATGCAGAAGTTCTTGAAGACCTAGATCAAATATTAGGATCTGACACAAGAACTATGGAAGAATTTGCAACAGGTAAATCAGTTAAAGGAATGAAATCAGGTGAGTTTGCGGTTGGAAGAGCCGAAGCTCAGGCAGATGCTGCTAAAGACTTTGATGACTTTTATGAAGACTAAACTAACAACAGGAGCACCACCATTAAGAGGGCCTAATCCGAAAGGGTTGAATATTCCTCCTAAAAAGGTTAGAGTGGTTCGATTGGAGAAAATAAATGGCAGACGTAGACAAAGCTCTTCCAAACGTTGAGCAAACTATAAAAATACCTAGTCCAGAAGATTTACAGGTAGAATTAGAACAGACACAAAAAGACCCACAAGCACCTGTCGACGTTCAAACAAACGAAGATGGCAGTGTTGATATTAATTTTGATCCATCACAAGTAAATTTAGAACAGAGCCAAGATCATTTTTCTAATTTAGCAGATTTATTACCCGATAATATTCTTGCACCTATTGGTCAAGAGTTGTCTGCAAACTATCAAGATTATAAATCATCTAGAGGAGACTGGGAAAAAGCATATACATCAGGATTAGATTTACTAGGTTTCAAATACGAAAGTAAAACAGAACCTTTCAAAGGTGCTTCTGGTGCCACGCACCCTGTACTAGCAGAAGCTGTTACACAGTTTCAATCATTAGCTTATAAAGAATTATTACCAGCACAAGGTCCTGTAAGAACACAGATTATTGGTTTACCAACAGCAGACAGAGAACAACAAGCTCAACGTGTAAAAGATTTTATGAATTACACAATCATGTCTGAGATGAAAGAATATGAAGCTGAGTTTGATCAAATGTTATTTTATTTACCGTTGTCAGGATCTGCATTTAAAAAAGTTTATTATGATTCTGTTATGGGTAGAGCTGTTTCTAAATTTGTACCCGCAGATGATTTAGTTGTACCG